TCCCCTACGGGAAAGTCACGATACGTACCACTGACTTGCAGCTTACGAATATCGTTTGAATCCATAGTCAAGACGTGACAGTACCGGCTGGCCGTCATCAAGTCGGTAGCTTCATTGTCAATGACGAAGTCCTGCGCGGGAACGAACCTGGACATAATCCGACCCAGCGTCTCGTCAAAGTAGGTTTTCTTAAAGCCAATACCAACGAGGGGAAGCATAAACAGCATGCGATCCATCTCGTCAAAGTACTCTTCGCACTCTTCGGTAATCTGATAATTCATATGGTCACGCACACGCGTGGCCTGAGCCAGTACTTCTGGGGTTTCTTCGCCCATGATTTTTACTTTTATCGGACCGTCAGCGGGGCACATTTCAGCAATTGCCCTGGCCTGAAACTGAAGGCATGCCTCAAGAAGCATGGGGTGATGAGCACCGCAGGCACCATCAAAAGGCTCCGTCACTTCCTCAAGACGGACACCGAGTATATCCATGCCCTCTACAAGAGTGGACTCCCAGTCAGACCTGGAGCTTCTGTCAGACTCAAAGGCTTCAATGAGGTCAGAAGCGATATCAGACAAAACGCTATTATCAAGATATTCCGCAAGGTTAGCATTGTGGTCAACAAGAGCCTCGGAAGTAGGGACAACATCAATAGATATTTCGGTCAGACCCGTCTCGTCGTCAGTCTCTATAATGATTTCCGTAGAAACGTCACCATCAAGAGCCTCCGAGTCCTCTAAAGGCATCGGCTCCAGAGCGCGGTAAACAGCCATCTAATGCTCCTAGGATTACACGCGGAGAATACCAGCAGTGGGGTCGCGAAGCAACTACCAGTAATACCGCTTTTTTTTGTCAGTAGAGGTGTCCTCGGTCTCTTCTTCACCGTAGTGCAGAAAATACCCGCTTTTTAATCGAATGATTGCTTGAGTAAACGCATCAACCATATCTTTGCGTCGCGCATTGGGAAAGCCAGAGCACTGATTTAGAAAGTCTTCAGCCCAAAACTTATTCTGCGGCAGCCATATTTGCCCAGACTCAACCATCGGAGCCACACTGTGGGCGCGTGATACCTTGTCGCGGTCGGGCATGTACTCCGTCACGGGGATTCCCGTCCGCCGAAGATCTTGCAGCAGCGACTGACCGGACGCCTTCTTCTCTATGAGAACCGTGTCTGGACGCCACTTCTTATAAAGCTCCATGGCCCGCTCACGCAACTCTGGATACTCTAGCCGCTCGTTTAAACACGACAGCAGTATCGCGTTCGGCTTGTCCTCATGCGTAAAGACGCCCCAGGTTTGTATCGCCGTGAAGTCAGCTTGCTTTGAAGAGCTGAAGGCCGTGTCGTAAGATTGGAGTAAATAATCGCAATACGGTGGCTCAACGTCTTTCCACAAGCGCCACCAGTTACGCTTAAAGATGTTGCCTTCCTCTGCGCTGGGAGACTGCTGAAAAAGCGCCGCCCATTCACGAGAGCCAACAGTCTTCTTAATCTCCAGCAGGCGCTCAACAGGGTACTGATTCGGCCATAGAGCCTCTCCAGGCTCACGAAGCAACGTGTCACCCTCCTCCGCCATCGCAGGTAGGGACACAACCTCCCAAGGTTCATGTTCCGCATTCTCCAGAACGTGACCAATAAGATCGTCTTCGTGCCAGCGCGTCCCTATGATGACAACCGCAGCCCCTGGCATCAGTCGCGTGTAGGCTGTGGACTTATACCAGTCTGTGACGTTCCGGCGGATAGCCATCGAGTCGGCGTCTTCACGACCCTTAATAATGTCGTCAATAATAAGCAAGTGAGCGCCACGACCCGTGATCGCACCACCCGCACCAACAGCAAAGTAAGCGCCACCACCAGAAGTTCCAAACCTACGGGCAGACTGAGAGGTGTCGTCAAGCTTCACATCAGGAAAAACCATACCGTAGCGATCATCACGCAAAGTATTACGCACCTTACGCCCAAAGTCATCCGCCAGCTCCTGTGCGTAGGTAGAAAAAATAACGTATTTATTAGGATTTTTACCAATATACCAAGAGGGAAAGTAATTTGATGCAAGTTCAGACTTGCCGTGCCTTGGCGGCATACTAATCGCGAGACGCTTAATTTCCCCGCGCTCAACGGCCTCTAGTTTTTCAGCTAGGTAGGTAATGTGCTTCGGTCGCATGTACTGCGGCGCCATGTGCTGGCAATAATCAAGCAGGTTCTGGTTTGATTTTTCCGCACTGTCTCGGTCACCCAAAATCTGTAGGGCTTTCTGGATGTCCTCAAGGGAATTTAAGGAAAGCTGCTTGTTCAAGATGTCCAATGCCACCAATAATAAACGTAAGGGCTGCTACTCTACTCGCTTGATGCTCGTGCTCTCCGGCAGCCGAGGGGTACTCTCCCTACGCGCTATCTCTCGATCAAGATACTGCCGAGCCTTCTTTAGATCTTGAAGGTCATTAGACTTACCACCACACCCAACGCGAAAAAGATACTTCAAAGTGTTCCACAAGAGCGCGTCATTAAGAAAGAGCGCGTCCGAAATGTCCCAGGCGTCAATGTCAACATTGTGGACAGATGACCTAATCTGAATCTTATAGTGACTGGGTTCCTTAATTGGGTCTGCAAGCGGGTCCACTTCTGGATACCTCCTGTCCCTCATAAACCGCGCCCCTTTTTACGTTCTACAGATTCGTAGCCTGTGCCAGCGTCAACGACACAAGTCTTCCCGCTTGGAAAAGATACTGTCGCCGTCCAGTTCCCGACTTCTGGATTTACCCAAAGCTGAAGGATGTGCCCCTTTAGCGATAATCCCCTTAACGTAACGTGCTCTTTATAAGATTCATTGAGAACCTTTGGAAAGTCCTGCGTGGGCGCACACAATTGCCCAGCCTCAGCATCTTTCTGAAATATAAGAATTAAAGAAAGCAGAATACCTATTACGTAAAGTGTTGACATGAACCCCTCCAAAAAAACTGGCGACGGTTGTGGGGAAAACCGCCGCCAGCAGTTAAGACAGGTGGGAGGAACAGCCTCGACCCCAGGGAAGGAAAGGGAGGCTACCTGTCCAAAAAAAAGACTATCACCGCCCACTTAACGTAGCAAGTGGTATTAGCCGCAGCCACCACCACGCTGAGTTATGTCACAAACGTCGATCGCCTCCACGAACTCTTCACCCTGCTGCTTAGTCGCCTCCTTGTACGGAACCGCCGTTAGAGGCTGCCCACCACGAGAGCCGTCTGGATAGCAGGTGAAACCTCTGAGGCGGTGAGCGTATGAAGCGAGGGTCTCGGTAAACTCCTTAACCGTGTCAGGGTTGTTGGTATCACTGCCCCACGCAGGAAGATTAATCGTGGAGCTAATCCCCTGATCAACGTAACCCTGAATGTCAGCCTGAAATTTAATACGCCTCTTGTAGTCTTCAGCTAGATCCAAAGCAGACTCAATCGACTCAGGATCTACACCGTATTCTTCAATGAGACGCTGAGCAGCAGAATCAACAACGTACTGATAGTGCCACTGCGTCCCCTTCAGATAACGACGCTTAAACGCTACGGCAAAGAGGGGCTCTATCCCCGTAGTCGTGGACGCCAAGATACCAATGCTACCGTTAGGTGCGATGGCCCGCTTGGCGACGCACCGCGTTATGTCAAGATCGTCTGTAAACCTGTTCGCAGTGTCGTCCGAAACGGTTTTATAGACGTGTAGCCACTTATGAAGCTCAGGCGTTACGTTATAAAGCTCACCACGCTGAATGAGCCACTCGTGGATGCCCATCACGCCTAGACCAAGGCGGCGGTTTTTCTCCCGCACCTTGCGAACCTTCTCATAGGGCAGGTCAGCGCGGAGAGTGCCACACACCAGAAACTTGGTGCCAAGCTCAATAACGTACTTTAACCGATTAATGTCTGGTATTTTAGCCAGATTAATCGAGCCCAGATTGCAGACGTCGGAGTCGTCGCCACCGTCTGGCGCAAAGCAGTTGTTCGCGGTAACTTCCGTGCAGGCGTTTCGCAGGGTCTCGTGACGCTTGTCAAAGAAGTTAAAGCTAAACCCTGGCTCGCCAGTACGCATCGCCTGCTCGACGTTGCGCTGGAAAGTCTCGCCAACCTCACCCGTCTCCCAGTAGTTCAATAACCACTTGTCGGAATAGTTCACCGAGATATTGGTCATGTCCAAGGGGGCGGGAAAGTTGAAATCCTGCTCCTTGATGTCCTTCAGGCTGAACCCTGTCGAACCAACGGGCATGGTGTCCCAGTTCTTCGACTCAAGAAACTGAGGTATGTCTGCATGCTCATCAGACAGCGACGCATAGATGGCGGAGCGACGGGAGCCACCCTGCATCACACGCCTGCCGAGTTCGTTTATAATATTCATGCACGGGATCGGGCCGGACGACGTGCCACCAGTGCGGCCAAGCATCGCGCCACTGGGACGGTACACCGAATAGTCCACACCAATACCACCGCCGGACATCAGGCACGACTTTGCCTTCCAAGCTAGGTCAGCCCAATCTTCCCGCGTGTCTGATTCCGCACATAACAAAAAACAATTGTTGAAGAACTTAACGTCACGACCAGCGTAGTAGAGATACCTGCCGCCAGGAATAAACTCCTGATTGCGGATCATCTCCGTCAGGTCCGCTAGTTCATCCTTATGTAGATATGGACCAGCGACGTCGATGGCTACAGTGCGAGAAATCTCATCCCACGTTTCAGCGCCCTCGTGACGATACTTTAGGTTGAAAATGTCTTCCGAAAATTTAGACCTGAATATCGGATTGAGGTTCGACTTATAAGTGTCGCTCATCTGTCACCGCCGCTACCGCTAATTACATCACGCGCAAGACGATCCTCTAGCTTAGAGACGTTCCTCTCAATGACGTCCAGCATGTCAATATTCAGCTCGTCCGTAACGCGAGCCAAATACCAAAGGACGTCACCAAACTCAGCGACTAGGTTAGCCCGACGTTTCTCGGTGATGATGCCGTTGTCGTCCCTGTAAACCTTCTTAATCTCATTGCATATTTCACCCACCTCGCCAGCCAAACCAAGCGCGGTGTACTGAACTGCAATTTTTGGCGGGTATATAGCAGTCTTCCTGGACCACTTTTGATAATCTTGGATACTATCCATTAGACGGAAT